ACGCTGATGGATCAAGCAATCAACGAAGCGGATTGTGAACTGGAGTTCTCTTACCTGCTGCCCACAGGTGAGAGTCTCACGGTCACAGCCCATTCGGTCTATCTGCCGCGCCCGCGCGTGGAGATCGGCGGACCGCAAGGCGTGCAGGCCACCTTTGATTGGCAAGCGGCCAAAGATGCAGTGGTGGGCCGGATGTGCACCATCACCCTGGTCAACGATATGGAGGCGTATTGATCATGCTTAAACTTGATCTGTCAAAAAAGCCACGCTGGCTTGAGCTGTCGCCCGGGGTGCGCGTGCAGCTGCTGCCGCTGACCACGGCGCTGATGGTGTCCACCCGCAGCGACATGAGCGTTGAGACCCTGCCCGAAGAGGCCAGCAACGAAGACCGCGCACTGGTCTTTGCCAAGGCGCTGGGGCGGCGGGCAGTGATTGCCTGGGAGGGTGTCGGCGACGCTGACGGCGAGGTGCTGGGCCTCTCGCCCGAGGGTGTTGACGCCTTGCTCGACATCTATCCGATCTTTGAAGCGTTCCAATCTGGCTATGTCGCCAAGGCCCTGGTGTTGGAACAGGAAAAAAACGTCTCCGCGCCCTTGCCGACTGGCACTTCAGCGGGGGCGATCGGTACTGCGAGGCTTGCGAAGCCCTCGAGGCCTGCAAAGTCCCGTGCCCGGACTGCCCGGCAAAAGTAAACCGCCCCCAGACTTTCGAGGGTGTGCAGGTCTGGGACCTCGTCGGGCGTTTGGGCGGCCAGCTGCGCGCGACAAAGCAAATCATCCTCGGCTGGGACATGGGTGCGGCCCTCGCCATGGCGCGCGCCCTTGGCATCAACGGCCTCGTGGCCATAGAACTGCTGCCCGAGATCGAGGCGGTGATGGTCAAAAAAGTAAACGAACGGATTGGAGAGCAGGATGTCCGATAAGCGCGTCTTTGTGCGTCTCGCAGCCGTGGGCGGACGCCAGGTCAAGGCCGAGCTGAACGGCATTGGCGATGCCGGTGCCCGTGGGCTCGGTCGGCTGTCGCGCGAGGTCGATATTGCAAATGCACGCCTCGCGGCCTTCACCCGCCGGGCCAAGATCGCGGCCGCGGCGGCTGGTGCGGCAGTGGTCCTTGCAGGCGCAGCCATGATCCGCTCGGGTCTGCAAACCATCGACCAGACAGCCAAGCTGGCGCAGTCGCTGGATACGACCGTGGAAAGCCTGCAAGTGCTTGAGCGTGCCGCTGACCTCTCGGGCGTCTCCATGGGCAATGTCGAGCAGGCCACGGTGCAACTGACACGACGTCTCAGCCAGGCAGCCGCAGGTGCGGGCCCCGCCGTTGATGCACTTGACCGCCTTGGTCTGTCTGTCAGCGCGCTGCAAAGCCTGCCGCTCGATCAGCGCATCGCATTGATCCAGGACCGGCTGGCAGAATTCGTGCCGGAGGCCGAGCGTGCCGCAGTCGCCTCACAGCTCTTTGGCGACCGCGCAGCCCTCGTGTTTACGCGCATCGATACCGCGACGCTGCGCCAAGCCACCGCTGATGTGAATGATTTCGGCATTGTTGTCTCCGAGCAGGACGCCGACCAGATCGAGCGCACCAATGATGCAATCTCACGGCTGGGCCTGATCTGGCGCGGCGTCTCGAACCAGCTGGCGGTGGCCGCAGCCCCTGCGCTTGAGTCGGTGGCGGATGCTCTGGCAGCCATGGCGCGCACCAGCGGCCCACTTGGGGTGGCCATCAAGGGCCTGTTTGAGAACATCGGCCGGCTGACCACCTACGCTGTGACCTTTGCAGGCGTTATGGCGGGCCGATGGGTGGCAGGGCTTGTGGCCGCGACCTTCTCGGTCAGTGGATTGGTGACCGGTCTGGTTTTCCTGCGGGCCGCACTCATCCGCACCGGCATTGGCGCACTGATCGTCGGTGCAGGCGAGTTGGTCTATCAGTTCACCCGCCTTGTCGCCGGTGCGGGTGGGTTCGGCAACGCCATGGACCTGATGAAAGACGTGGCGGTCGAGGTCTGGGACCGGGTGTCGCTCAACGCGGACGCGGCTTGGGCGCGTGTCGAAGCCGGTTGGGCCACGGCGCAGGCTGGTATTTATGACGGGCTGCAAGCGGCCACAGAGGCCGTGGTGGGCTGGGCAAACAGCACGGTGAACACCTTTAAGGGCACGTTCCTTGCGGTGCAGGCAATCTGGGGCGCGCTGCCAGATGTGTTTGACCGCGTTGGCGCGCTTGCCATCAATGGCCTCGTCGAGGTGATGGAGACCGGGATCGCGGGCATCACGGAGGCGATCAACACCGTGCTGACCCTTGGCGGTCGGCGTCCCGATTGGGCCATCACTGCGCCTGATCTTTCAGCGTGGCAATCGGTTGTTCCCGAAGCCGTCAATCTTGGGGACCGCGCAAGGGCGGCCTACGACAGCGCGTTCTCCGACAATCCGTTCCAAACGCCTGATCTCTTCGGGGGCATGGCAGATGATGCGCGCGGCCGGGCGTCAGGGTATTCCGAGGCGGCGGGTATGCTCTCGGATGCTGCCTCGCGGCCCATGACGGCATGGCAGGCGCTGAAGGATGCGGTTTCCGGCGCGGGCGATGAAGGTGCGGCGGCACTCGAAAGCGCTGCAACCTCGGCGGATCGGTTCAATGACGAACTCGCGGACACCGAAGAGCAGGCCGGGCGCGCAGGCGGGGCGGCAAAGCAGGCAGGCGCAGACGCAGCCGAGGGTGCGGACGCAGCAGCCACCGGTTGGCAGGCGGTGGTGAATGCGGTCAGCGAATATGCCGACAAAGCGCGCGATGTGGGCGCGGACGTGGGCAGCGTGCTGGTCAGCGCGTTTCAAAGCGCGGAAGACGCGATCGGCAATTTCGTCAAGACCGGCAAGCTGGACTTCAAAGGCCTGGTCACATCGATGATCGCGGACCTTGCCAAGCTCGGCGCGCGCAAATTCATCCTCGGGCCCATCGCTGATGCTCTTGGCGGTGCCTTGGGAGGGCTCGGTGAGATGTTTGCGGGCGTATTCCATCAGGGCGGTATCGTCGGCGGGCCTGCGCCATCGCGGATGGTTCCGGCCATGGCCTTTGCCAACGCACCGCGCCTACACAACGGCGGCTGGGCTGGCCTCAAATCCGACGAAGTACCCGCCATCCTGCAGCGCGGCGAGCGTGTGCTGTCACGCAAAGAGTCCCGCTCCTATGGCGACGGCGGTGGCAATGGCGGCGGCGCCGTCACGGTCAACATCATGACGCGGGACGCGGAGAGCTTCCGCCAATCGCGCACGCAAGTTGCCGCAGATATGGCGCGCGCGGTCTCCATGGGCCGGAGGGGCATGTAATGGCGTTTCACGAAGTGCAATTTCCCGACAACATCAGCCGCGGGGCGCGCGGCGGGCCGCAGCGGCGCACGCAGATCGTCGAGCTGGCCTCGGGCCGCGAGGAACGCAACGCTTCTTGGTCCGCCTCCCGGCGTCGTTACGATGTGTCCTATGGCGTGCGCCGCGTGGACGATCTGCACGCCGTGGTTGGGTTTTTTGAAGCGCGTCTTGGTCGCCTTTATGGCTTCCGGTTCAAGGACTGGGCTGATTACAAATCCTGCGCCCCCTCAAAGGGAGTGTCCGAAATGGACCAGCCTCTCGGCATCGGCGACGGGACCACCACATCCTTCGCGCTGAGCAAGGCTTACGGCACCCTGCCGCATGTCTATCAGCGGCGGATTGAGAAGCCGGTCGCCGGGACCATCCGCGTCGCGCTGAGCGGTGCCGAGCAGTTCAACGGCTGGTCGAGCGACCCCGTCACCGGGATCGTCACCTTTGAGGTCGCCCCGGATCCCGGCGTGACAATCACTGCGGGCTACCAGTTCGACGTGCCCGTCCGCTTCGACAGCGATCTGATGGACGTCACCCTCGATATCGAACGTCTCGGTTCGATCACCTCAATCCCGCTGATCGAGATCCGACTGCTTTAATTTATCCTGCCTGAGGCGCTGGACCTGATCCAGCGGCCCTCGCAGGCCTGACGCGACCCACATCATTTGTTCACGGAACCACATCCCATGCAGACCTATACCGCCCTTGAACATCGCCCTGGCGATACGCCCCAGCTTTATGATCTCGGCGGTGGGCTTGTCACCCAGAACACCTTTGGCAAGGTGATCCGACTCGATGCCAGCCAGCAGGTGACAGCACTGACCCCGGTGCCGATTGAGGCCGAGGAGCGCTACGCATTTCGTGCTGTGTTTCGGCGCGCCACAAACAGCCCTGATCCGTCCGACGACGCGATTGCCTGCGGCATCGACTGGCTGGCTGCGGACAAAACTGCACTCTCGACCACCACCGTTAACACCATCCTCAACTTCAGCGTCGCCGATGGGCGGCGCGAGGTCCGCACCTCGGTCGTGGCCGAAGCCGAGGGTCCCGCCAGCGTGGTGGCCCCGATTGGCGCGCGCTACGGCGTGCCGTGGGTGCGCACATTCGGGCTTGGACACGCAACAGACGTCGAGGTCTGCAGCCTTGAGCGGTTGCCCTTCGTCTCGGTGCCCGTCGCCCGCACCTTCTATGTCACTATGGACGGCAAAGACCTGAATGAGGGCAACTCGCTGACCTCGCCCCTTGCCAGCATCACCGAGGGGCTCGCGCGCGCTGCAGCAGTTGCTCAGCCCTGCGTGGTGATCGTGCAGCCCGGCGAATACATCGTGCCCCCCGATACAATCATCCCCGCCAACTGCGCCCTTTACGGCTATGATCTGCGCGTCACCAAGCTGAGCCTGCCGCCGGGCCAGGAGGTGAACAACATGTTCCAGATGGCCAACGGCATCAAAGCCCGGGGCTTTACCTTCTCAAATCTGCGCCACGAGCCCTATACGCTGGCCGGTGGCCCGCCGCAAAAAGGCTGGTCTTTCGTCTTCAAGCCCGGCGAGGTCCTCACCCGCTCACCCTACATTGCAGATTGCTCGCAGCTGCACAGCTTCACCCAAGACCAGATGGCCCTGCCTGTCGACAAGGCCGCAGGCAATCCGCTGATGCCGCGTGGCGGTGGCAACCTGCTGGCCGACGGATCGGTCCTCGCTCCATCCTCACCGCTGCGCTCGGTCGTGGTCGACAGCTTTACCGCGATCAATCCCAATGGCGTGGGCTATGCCGTCACCCGCAATGCCTTTGTCCAGCTGGTCTCGGTCTTCACCAACTGGGCCCGCGTTGGCCTCTGGGCCCATGACGGCGGGCAAATCACCGTCGCCAACTCCAACAACACCTTTGGCGATTATGCCCTCGCCGCGACCGGGTTCCGCAACACGGTGCAGATCGAAGGGCTGGCCGGAACCGGCGTGCTGGCCACGCACACCGCTGCCGCCAACACGATCACCACCCAGACCGAGGCCATCATCACCGCCCTGATGAACACGCGCTATCCAACCCTTACAGGCTTCAACGGCCTCTCAGCGCGCGACAAGGCCTTCACCGAGCGCGACACCCGCACCCTGCTGCGCAGCCTCATCAATGATTTGCGCTCAGGGCAGGACCGCGGCGCGCAGTCCTTTGCCAAAGGGCTCTTTGACTGGAACGCCAATTACGCCTTTTCCGTCGCCCTCGTGCCGCTGTTTCTGGCCACCTGGGAGCAGGTCCGGCTGGAACTGGTCGATCGGATCAGCAACAACGCGGCACAGGCAATGATCACCGCCCTGATCGGGCTGATTTCCGACGTGATCACGCGCCCGCAGGATTACCGTGTGGGCTTTGCCTCCGTGATCGAGGCCACCGGCCAACAGTTCAGCTACGCAGGCTCCGGCGTCAATTACAACGCGCTGCCTTTCAGCCAGCGTGGCACCGGCCGCGCGCCTGATCCCGCCAGCACCCTGCTGAAGTCCGGCGGCGGCCGGATCTATGCCACCTTCTCCACCGAGGTTGGCGACACCTATCTCGGTGAAGACCTGCGCGTCGATTTCGAGCGCAACACCATCGAAGGCCAAGCCTTCTCGCGCGGTGTGCAAAACATCGCCCTTCCCCTCATCATCGGTCTCGGAGCCTGAACCAATGGTCACCATCACCACACCGCGCCCGCCCCTGAACCTCTTCGAGGTGGTCCGCGCAGAAATAGGCGTCGAGTGGACGACAATCTATGACGTGCCCGACTATCTGATCCCCGGTGAGGGTCCAAACCCCGCCCGCAGCATCGGCACGGCCGCCATCATGACAGGCGTGCTTATCACCCCCACCGCCGAGGCCTCCGTGCGTGTCTCGATCCGGATCCTCGCCTTCAATAACACGCCCTGGCTTTTGCTGGACCGCGCCTTCGCCCCCGCAGGCGATGTTCTCTCCATCGGGCTTGATCGTCAGGTGCTGCGCGCGGGCGAGCGCTTCCAGATGAAGGTCGAAGCCAGCGAGGCCGCCATCGCGCATTTCTCCTTCATCCTCAATCAACGCGAAGATTTTACGGTGATCACATGAGCTGCTGGATGATCTGTCGCATGACCTTTTGTCCAACCCGCACCGCCCCGCCAAAAGAGAGTGATTGCCCATGAGCATCCTGCGCTACGCCACCGGCCGCGGCCGCTTTGTCGGCCAGTCCCTGATTTATCCCGTCCCGATCCCGCTCAATGCCGCGCAGTAT